CCTCGGACCAGTGCTCAGCACCTCCCCCTCCCGCTATTATTCAACCCGTTAAAACCCAACCTTTTATGCAGGTTTTGAAAGCCACACAACAGTGTTCCGCCACTTTGGCGTCACAGTGTGGCATTCTCTCCGCTACTTGTACCCAGAAAATTGTAACATACAAGGCTGCTTTCGAGCAGTTATACAGCCTCGGCCATTCACGCGCTGAGGAAGCATTTGATCTTTTAGTAGAGCGACTTACTAGTCGCGGGCACTCCCTCTGGTCCTCCCAGATGCTGTGCCTTTCCGTGATCACTCTGTGTTTTGGTTTACCCAGCTTGTGTGTTTGCTATCGTCTGATGCGGTATGGGCCTTGGTCCGTGCTGCGTACCTTTGTTTACTATGTATTCTTAAAACCTATCGTCTACGTGCTGCGTCTTAAGCGTTACGTTTTGAAACCATACTTTTGGATTCGGAACGGCCGAACAATTATCGAAGAAAGCCGCAAAATCACAGCCTTTAGCGATATCAAGGTCGATGATGCTGATCCTGTTGAAGGTCGCATCTGGCTGCGCGTTCATAAGCGTGCCCCCCTTGTTCCTGTGGTCGTTGGCCAGAATGGTGAGTATGTCACTGACATCCCCCGTTTGAAGCCTACCGACCCTGAACCTGGACCGGTCACTGGCTTTAAGACTTCCAGCCCTGGAGAAAGCATTGTTAACAAAGACGCCGGTATAATATGCGACTTCCCCCCCAAGCGAATTCAAATCATGTACACAAACGGCGACCCGTTCGCCTTTGGCACTTGCTTCGATGTTGCACACGATGGCACTCTGCCTGCTGCAGTTACCCAACACGGCACAGAGACGCTCACCGAAGTCTTAATTCGCGGACCCCACCCAGAACACCGACTGAAGTTTCCGATGTCACGTTTCAAGTGGGCGCCCCGCAAGGACGGACGTGGCTGGCTACGCAACAAAGATGAGTGCACCATGTACGACTTGGGATTCATCTGTTTCACTCCAGATGAACGGAGTTACTTAGGACTTACCGGTTTTACAGAACGGCAAATATGCTATGAACCAGAAGATCGTATCGGGAAACTTAGCTACTTTTCACCTACCCGCAATGCATTTGTAACATATTCAGGTAGCTTGCCCGGCTCGGGCACTTGGGGCCCTTTAACGGGCGTCGGTTATATGGCCGTAAACTCAGAGCCCGGTGCCAGCGGTGCTGCCGGTACTGTTGTAGAGAAGGAAGAGAGGGTTTTCGGCATCAATGCCGGACAAGGCAGTAATGTATATTATAAGTACAAAGATCGTGGCAACATGTTTATCTCAGCCACAACTATTCTGTCTTGCATGGAGGCCTTGGGAATTCGCGTCTCGAGAACCAGTCTGCAAATTGACCGTTGGTTTCAGCAACTGGCAGGCTACACTGTTGAGGAGCCTGTCCTTCCTGCTGGCCCGGTTCAGAACGACAAAATTGATAAACACCTTGGTGACTCGCCTCCGGGCGAGGCAGCAAAGAAAAAGAAACAGCCCGGTGCGCCCAGCGACCGTTATAGTCACGGGAACGACGCAAAAGTGCCATTTTGGCAAGAGCTCGAACTCAATGTTGAGGCGTACAGGGACTTGTATCACGAAGAC